AAGGAATGAAAACAAGATGAACGAGAATGCGATCACACACACATCAAACATCTATGACAGCATCGAATACAGAACTGCGTTTATGCACAATGTTCTCGAGGGTACACCAATCCCTGCAAAGTTTGCGAACGAGGCACAGTCCACAAAGACTACTGACGTTGCGGCTGTTATTCCGTCAACAACCATGCAGAGAATCGTTGAGAAGCTGGAGGAACACGGACAGATCTATGCCCTTGTCACAAAGACAAATATCAAGGGTGGCGTGACAATCCCTACATCAAGTGCCAAGCCGGTTGCAACATGGGTTGCTGAGGGTGCAAGCTCTGACACACAGAAGAAGACTACAGGCTCAATCACTTTCAGCTATTACAAGCTGAGATGTGCTATCTCCATGTCACTTGAAGTTTCTGTGGTATCACTTGACTTCTTCGAGACAGTATTTGCTAACCAGGTAGCCGACGCAATGATCGCCGCTATCGAGACAGCAATCATCAAGGGCGACGGCTCTGGCAAGCCAAAGGGTATCACAAAGGAAACTGTTGTCAGCGGTCAGAACGTGGACGTTGCACTGGCAAGCGGTATTACATACAAAACCCTGTGGGATATGAAAAAGAAAATTCCGTCAGGGTACAGAGCAGGCGTTAAGATGTTCATGAACTATGCAACATTCTGCGATATCCAGGCACTGACAGACACAAACGGACAGCCTATCGCTAGGGTCAACTATGGTCTTAATGGAGATATGCAGCCATCGGTTCTGGGCACACCTGTTGTGTTCTCAGATGATATCGACGCTTATGCGGACGCTGTATCGGCTGATACCATCGTGGCATTCTTCTTCCGCCCTGAGGACTATATCCTCAACACAAATCTTGCCATGACAGTCAAGAGATATGAGGATAATGACACTGAAGACCAGGTAACAAAGGCTGTTATGCTGGTAGACGGCAAGGTCGTCGACAAGAACAGCCTTGTAACACTCACCAAGAAAAGCAAGTAATCATGATGATAAAGGGGGCATAACGAATGCTAGAAAGTTTGAAAAATTCGCTGAGGATATCGCATAACAAGCTAGATAGCGACATTATGTCAAACGTGGACGCCTGCATGGAGGACTTGAAGCGTGTGGGCGTGTTCGTTCCCTTTGACGCTGACGATTGCAGCGCAATTCTGAAAAAGGCTATCGAAAACTATGTCAAATGGCAGTATGATTTCAACGGCAAAGGTGAAGATTTCCGCAAGAACTACGAGCGTCTGCGAGACGCACTAAGTCTGAACGAGGACTACACGGAGGGGATTTAACAATGTTTAATGATGTTGTAAAAATTGCCAAAGCAAAGATAGTTTCAGACGAGATAGGAAATCAAGAAAAGGTCGTTGACTGGGAGAATGCCAAAGAAGTGTTCTGTCAGGTATCATCAATTTCACGTTCTGAATTTTACAGTGCCGCACAGGCAGGGTTTCAACCCACTTTGAAAATCAAAATGGCAGATTACTATGACTATGATGACGAGGATATGCTATTCTATAACGGTCGGGAGTATCGTATCATACGCACATATGCCGCAGGAACAGCCATTGAACTGACGGCTGAACGTTTTGGCGGTGATAGCTAATGAAATCGGTTGAAATTGATGTCAGTAAGCTGGCAAAACAGGTCGCTGATGACCTGAAAGAATATAGCGAAGAAACTGCCAAAATAGTTGACAGCTGTATCGACGAGGTCGCAGACCAGTGCGTCGAAAAGCTGAAAGCCACATCACCACGTCGCACAGGCAAGTATGCCGAAAGCTGGAAAGCTGAAACGGTATACGCTAAATCGGGCAACAAACGTGTTGTTGTGCGAAACAAAAAATACTACTACCTGACACATCTGCTGGAGCACGGTCACGCAAAGAAAGGCGGCAAGGGCAGAGTAAAAGCATTTGTGCATATCAAACCAGTTGAGGAATATGCACAAAAAGCACTGCCTGAGTTGATAGAAACGAGGTTGAAGAAATGAATTTGACATTGGCTGACATACGTTCACGATTAACGGCTATCGACGAACTGAAAGACAAGGTCGCATACTATTCATCACGTGATGAAATGAAAACGCCCTACTGCGTGTTCTATCGTGAAAGCACCATAGACAGCGGAGATGATATGCACCCCGCAAGCCTGCGAGAACAGACGATAGTCATTGAATTGTACACTAGAAAAATCGACGTTAATTTAGAAACGGCTGTCGAAAAAAAGTTTGCAGATTTTGATTTGGAAAAGTCTGAAAGCTGGATAGAAGACAGCAAGGAATATCAGATAAGATATTCATTTACCAATTATTTGAAATAAGGAGGAATTAAAATGGCTGAAACAAAGAAAGCCCCGAGTAACATCATCTTGGGTAGTGGCTATGTCTACTATCAGGATTTCAGCGGTGAAACAGTACCAGATGTTGATACTATCTGCACCGAAGCAAATGTTTTGGGCTATATCCAGGGCGGTGCAACCCTGTCCTATAAGCCGACATTCTACACCGCAAGTGATGATGACGGCACGCACCAGAAGACAATCCTCACCGAAGAAGAGGCAACGCTGAAAACTGGTATCATGGTATTCAACGGCAATACCCTTGATGTTCTCTGCGATACCGCAAGAGTGGCAGAAGATACCAGCAAGAAACGTAGAACTGTCAAGATTGGCGGTCTGAAGAATATGCGTCGTAAGAGATATGTTCTGTGTTTCCACCACGTTGACGCAGTTGACGGAGATATATGGGTCATGATCGTGGGCAACAATCAGAGCGGTATCGAACTGGCATTCACAAAGGACAAGGAAACTGTTATCGACGCAGAGTTCAAAGCACTGCCAAGCGACAGCGAGGGAACGCTGATTACCTACATCGAAGAAGACAAGTCGATAAGCGCTACATAAGCAACACAAATACACAGCCTGCTGAGATTTTCAGTGGGCTGTTTTTTGGAGGTGTAAAAAATGCCAAAGACGTTGAATTTTAGCAAAATGCAAAAACCTAGCCTGCGCATTGAGCTGGCTGACGAAAAGCATACCACGATATTTGTTATGCCACCCACAAAGGGCGAGATTGAAGCGTTCGGGGAAATATCCGCAAAGCTAGGCGGCAACAAGCTAGACGAAGCAATCGAAATGTGCGCAAAACTGATGTCACATAATATCGCAAAAATACCGATAACGGCTGAAACACTGGCTGATTGGGACATATACGACATTCAAACATTCTACCGCACATATATCGACTATCTGCTGGAAATCAAAAACGCAAAAAACTAGCACTCCCCTACTATCCACCGCAGGATAGGGAGGGGGAGAAATATGAAATTTCCTCAACGTGGGAAAAGTTAGTTGCGGACTATATGGGTATATCACTATATGATGTTGATGATATGGACTACTATGACTATCTGCTGATACGTCGTGACGCCTTTATCGCACGGCTCAGGCAGACGGAGAGCGGTCAAGAGTACCTAGATAACGCATATAGGCTTACCCTGACGAAGCCTGACCGACAGGCTTTACGAGAAAATTTTGGAAAGGGGGTAATGATAGGTGGCAAAAAGTAGCATAAAGGGCATTACTATCAAAATAGGCGGTGACACCACAGGTCTTGACAAGGCGCTGAAAGAAACGAACAAGAAGAGCCGTGAGCTGGAGAGCGAATTGAAAGCGGTCGATAAAGCTCTAAAGCTAGACCCGAACAACGTCACATTGGTAAAACAAAAACAAGACCTACTGAAAGACAGTATCAAAGAAACAAAGTCAAAGTTGGACGTGCTGAAAGAAGCACAATCGCAGGTCACGGCACAATATAAAAAAGGCGAGATAGACGCAGGACAGTATCGTGCGTTTCAGCGTGAGTTGGAAACAACGAAGTCGAAGCTGTCAAGTCTGAAAGACGAGAAGAAAAACATTCACGTTATCGGCACGGCATTTAAGGAAGCCAAAGACAAGGTCGAACCTGTCATAAAGAAAGTCGAAAAAGTCGGTTCTGTCATAGGCGGTGCGACAAGCAAAGCCGTAAAGTTCACGGCAACACTGGGTAAGATAGACACGGCTATGATAGGCAAGGCGGCTGACGGTTTCAAAAAATACACGCAGACCATAGGTGTTGGTCTTGCAGCTGTAACAACGGCGCTTGCGGCAAATGTTGAAGCAAGCCGTGAGTGGAACAGCGATATGACCAAATTGAAAACAAACGCCGAAACCAGCGGCAACAATTTTGATTTTATGAAATCAAAAATGCAAGATTTGGTGGCTATCACAGGCGAATCCGATTCCAGCATTGAAGCGTTATCAAACCTTATGGCTGTCGGTTTCAGCGATGAACAAATGACGCCTGCTATAAATGCACTCAGCGGAGCAGTTGAAAAATTTCCTGATACCTTGAAAATCGAGAGCCTTTCGGACAGCTTGCAGGAAACCCTTGCCACAGGTGCTGCGACAGGTCAGTTTTCAGAACTTATCGGGCGTATGGGCGATAGCGTTGATGATTTTAATGCAGGTCTGCAGAATTGCACGTCAGAAGCAGAACGTCAGCAGTATGCCCTAGACTGGCTGGCAAATTCGGGTCTGTCGGAAATCAATGACGAATACCAATCTGCAAATAAATCAACGCTAGACTATGAACGTGCTAGTTTTGAATTGCAGGACGCCCTTGCGTCTTTGGGAACTGCGTTCACACCTGTTATGGCAGGCGCAAAGGGAATGGCGGCAGATTTTCTGACAAAATCGTTGCCAGCTGTTCAGAAATTGTCGGGCGGTTTTACCAAACTGTTTGACGGCGTTTCTAGTTTGCTAGACGCATATGACAGTGGCGGTCTTGACGGCTTGACCGAACAAATTCCTGTTGTTATATCTGGGCTGTTCAGTTCTGCGTCAGAAACGCTTGCCGAAAACGCCCCTACACTAATCACAGCGGCAACTACAGTTCTAACATCTATCATTCAATCGTTGGCACAATCTGCGCCGTCACTAATCAATTCGATTCTGCCATCGTTGCTTAACGGCTTTTTCGGGCTGATAAATGCGTTGGTTTCAACTATTCCTACGCTAGTGCCTGAACTGGTGCAGGGTGCGATCACGCTGTTTTTAGGTCTGATTGACGGACTAAATGACGTTATCGGACAGTTAATGCCGATGTTACCTGATTTGATAAAACAAATAACTGACACGCTGATTGAAAATCTTCCTGCGATCATCGAGGGTGGTTTCCAGCTATTAACAGGATTGATAACAGGTCTGACCAAATGCACGCCTGATTTGATAAACGCAATAATAGCGTTGATACCTGTTATAACAGATTCACTGACAGAAAATCTGCCTGCGCTAGTCAAGGCAGGTATGGAACTGATTGTCGCATTAGCACAGGGGTTGCCACAGGCTCTGCCTGACCTTATCGACGCTCTTCCCGAAATAATCGGTGCTATCATAGACGGCTTCAAGGAAGTTGATTGGCTAGATTTGGGTGCAAATATCCTCAAGGGCATTTTGAATGGTTTAGTCTCTGCGGTCAGCGGAATTTGGAGC